CCTTAAGAAACTCACGTCGGTATAAATGTACTACACCTTTATACTTTACGTTTGAAATTTGTCTTGCTCCAATTGGCTCTTTAGCTTTTGATGCAGCTTCTGCTACTTGCTTTCCTAGAGTTGCTCCAGCTGCGTAACCTAAATAATCAAATAATGATATTAGTTCTTGTTTGTCCATAATGATCTTATCTTTAATTTAATATACGAAATATATCCTACAAATGCAACAAAAATTGCTGAAATATTTAGTAGGTGTGGATGATTTTCTCCACATGCTCCACATACGTGAGTTATTACTTCTCCCATGATTACAACTCTGTTAGTGTGCTCATTTTTTGCTGTAGTGCATTGTGAGTTTCAATATACTCTTTTATTGTAGAGTAGTGCTCTTTGTTTGTGTGGTGTAGTAATTCTTTTGCAACTCTTCTTAGGCAATAACCAAAATTGCTAAAGTATCCTACCGTTCTAAGGTATGGCTTATTATCCTTACCTCTACTAACTCTTTCAAATAATGTGTACCCTCCTGCTTGTGATTTTGTGATGAAGAAAGGTTCCATTAATGGATCTTCAATTAAAATGTCTGAAGGTGAGATTGTGTCTGCATTTCTTAACATAACTTATACTTGTTTTTAGTTTAAAATAAATTCCTTTAATTGTTCTTCGTTCATTCTACCTGAGTGTGATTTTACTAGTTCACCATCTACAAGTAGTACTGTGTGAGGTATTCCTTTAACTCTATACTCTCCAGATAAATTATCTGGATCTTGTTCTACGTTAATTTCTTTGAACTCAAGGATATCCTGTAAGTCTTGCTTCACTCTTTCAAATGTAGGTCCGTACACTTTACATGGACCACACCAATCTGCATAGAATTTAATTACTTGCTTTGCCATATGCTCCTTTTGATTTGTAGTGATCAGCTTTGCTGAATTTGGTTGATGATTGTGCTTTAGCTTCTCTGGCTCTTCCTAATGTTGGTAACCATTCCATTAATTGCTCGTACTTGCTTTTTGCTGATGTTTTTGACATAAATTCTATTTTTGCTTATTATATAATATACTAAATTTGTTTCAAATAACCAAATTTTATTTGATTTATTATTCGATTTTCCAAAGTGGTGTAATCATGTGTTCTAAGTAGATACTCAAATTGTTCCAATTGGAATTGCTTTGAGTCATTCAAACATGTCTCTTCCCACTTATCTGTTAGCTCGTAAGTCTTACCTTTAAATGTAAATTGCATAACTAATCCTCTCTTACTTCAGCTCTATTGTGGTCTACTGAGATTTCATGGAACTTTACTCTTCCCTGCTCAATCGCTTTCTTAATGTTACGTTGTTTGTCAGACAGCATAGCACTTCCACTCTTTACTTCTAAAAAGTGGACTGTGCATTTTGTTTTACTTGCTGTGTCTGTAAATCCTACGTAATCAATTGGCATTCCTAAGAATACTACATCCTCAGGTGGAATTGGGAACTTTGTCATGAATGGTACAAAGTGTTCAATTGTTTTACCCCAGTTTGCTGCTGATGATCTGAATTTTGAGTCTTTTCTTGCTTTCTTGATCTCTTCTACTAGTTCTAGTTCTTTTTCTACTATAAGGTTTTCAAGCCTTTTAACTTCAGCTCTTGCCATATTGAGCAAATAAACTAGACCTCCTATTGCAGATACAAAGGCTGCGATTACATATATCATATTTTTATTTTTTATTTAATCTTTCCATCTCCAAATAAAACCTTTACAAGAATTGAAACCTTTCTTACCTCGTAAGCATGCTAGTATATTCGTATACGAGTATCCCGATCTACCTACCTCCGCAACATCTTTCCACACTTTAACTACTTCTTTAGTAATTCTATCTATTTGTAGTACCTCTTGGTTATTTTTATATCTACCGTTTTTATCTCCTACTTTGACCTCACTCCAGACTTTAAGTCTCTGATCTCTTTCTTCTTGTGTTAATTTTCTGAAACAGTTTGCTTTTTCCCTTTCACCCGGTCTTTGGTATCGTTTTTTCTGCGAGTTGGAACAATTTGCTAGAAAAGCCATATACTGCTCTTGTGATAGTTCTCCTATTTTGTCTCCTCCTAATCCTCCCTTAGCAACGTTGTATAGGTTCTGGTTTTGTTCGATTAGTTCCTTTTCTTGTAAAAACATGAGCTCTTCCGAGGGGCATTCTAGCAATACTCTCCACTCAAAGGCAAGGTCCCCATACTTGTTCCAAGCTCTTTGCAAATGTGTACAGTGGTGTTTGTTGCGCATAAGAGTTCGCTTATGCTCTTTCCACCTTCTTTGTAAATCCTTACTACAACCTATGTACCTAAATCCTGTTACAGTATTTCTTATTTCGTAAATGTTAAACATAGTAAAAGAGCCTTTATTATAAATAGGCCCTTTTACTATTTTCTAACCATCACACTACCCATCGCATGCCATGCAATCAGTGCTTGTTCTACTACCCAAATCCCCCCGAATCACGCTGTCTGTTCTTAGGTAATATAATGTTTTTAATCCTAATTTCCAAGCTGTCTGATGAACTAGGTTGATAAACTTAGGACTATCACCTGGATCAAACGCTAAGTTCAGTGATTGTGCTTGGTCTACGTACTTCTGACGTACTGACGCCTGCTCTACTAATCCTAACTGATTTATTTCTGCAAATGTTAAGAATACCTCTTTATCATCGGCTGGCATTATTTCTTCAGGTAGGTTTGCAATTGATCCTCTATCTTTTAGAATTTGTTGCCATACTTCTTCTGTATTGTGTCCTCTTTCTTCTAAGTATCTTTCTAATACTGGGTTCTTTCTAATGAAAGTTCCTTTTGATGAATTGAAAGTATATACGTTAGCTGGGATTGGTTCAATACCTGCTGACACTCCTCCTGAGATTGTTGAATTGGAAACTGTAGGAGCGATAGCAATTAAGTGAGTGTTTCTCATTCCTGTTCCTTTACACCAAACTGGTTCTCCATATTCTTCAGCTAATTTTCTTGAAGCTGCTTCAGCTTGTGTTCTAATCTGAGAGAATATTTTATTTGTCCAAGAAGTTGATGCAATTGAGTTAAATGGTAATCCTTTTTCTTGTAAGAATGAATGCCATCCTAAAACCCCTAATCCTAATGCTCTACCTTTCTTAGCCGAACGATGTGCTCTAATTAAAGAATCTTTACCATTTGTTTTAACTAAGAACTCCTCAAGTACTCCGTCTAAGAAATAAATTGCTGTTTCAACTAAGTCAGTATCTTTCCACTCTTCATACTTTGTTAAGTTCAAAGATGATAAACAACATACGAATGAATGTTCTTCGTCAGTATGTAATGCAATCTCTGAACAGATGTTTGTCATTGATACGTCTAGGTTATTTTTAACGTATGCAGGTGGATTAGCATTGTTAACATTATCCTTGAACATGATATATGGTTCTCCTGTCTCAACTCTTGATTTAAGAATCTCAACCCATAGTTCCATTGCTTCAGGATCTCTATGTTCTAATCTTTGCATAAATTTATCATCAACAGAAACACACTGGTGTAAATTTAAACATTGACGGTTTGGATCTCCTTGAGGTCTTCTAATACGTAAGAACTCTTTAATATCTAAATGGTTGATATCTAAGTTTACTGAAGCTGCTCCTCTGCGAACAGATCCTTGATTAGTTGCAATGATAGTTGAATCAAAGATTTTAGCCCAAGGCACTACACCTTCAGACTGTCCCATATCTCCACTTCCTATCTTCGCTCCTCTTCCTCTTACTCTGTTAAGTCCAATTCCTACTCCACCTCCTAAAGAAGTAAGTCTCATTAACTCTGCATTTGTTAATCCAATCCCTCTAATAGAGTCTGGTGTGTCTATTCCGAAACAAGATATAGGTAATCCTTTATCTGTTCCAGTGTTTGATAGTACTGGTGAGGCTAGATTCAACCAACCTTTCCACATATACTTGTAAAACTTGTTTGCTAGATCTGGACGATCTAATCTTTTTGCTACTGCATCTGCAACTCTTCGGTATGCTTTCTTTGGTGTTTCGTCAGGTAGTAAATACCCTTTTGAGATTGTTGCCAAAGATACTTCATTCATCCAAGAAGGGTAATCCTTTTCTGGCTCCCATTTACTGTAATC